AGACAACGTAGAGCAGGAGCGGTTCCTAATCACAGACACTTATGTGCGTGTGAAGTACAGGAGCGCAGACGATATAAGCGGGTGGTGGAAGCACCCATTGGACGATCAAGTTAAGGAGCGTGCCAAATGAAAAACAACGCAGTGGAATTGACTGAGGCACAGCTTGACGCACTTATCGAGTTGCTTGCTCAAATAGAGGCGACAGGCAAACACAACACCAAACCAACCCTTGGATTTTCTGGGGCGGAAGAAGCGTTTTTTACAATTCAAGAGTTTGTAAAACAGGTAGAGAAACTACAGGAGAAAACCAAATGACTTGTTGTGACTACGGAAAATGCACCAATGGCCCTGACTGCCCTGTACGCAAGCAGCGACTTAAAGAAATCAATGATGCCTATGCAAATGGGCACAGGGACGCGCAATTAGATGACCCAATAGACGACCTTGCCGACACCTTCAAGGCACTGCTTACCATGGTGACTGTGGTGCTTGGTGTGTGGATTGTTTGTTTAGTTATCTGGGGGAAGTGATGAGTGACACACAGTTTTTGACAATACTAGGGACTATTTGGATTGCCCCATATGTACAAAAATGGTTAGCGCAATTTATCGGCCTTGCTTTTCTGTTTGTTTCTATTTGCAAATCAGCGGGGTGGTTATGAACATCATTGAACTAGCAAACGAATCGGGCCTTGTTTATTACGGCATGGGCAAAGACCGCGCTAGGTTTATACATCACTTGGAAAACTTTGCCCACTTGGTAGCAGCAGCAACCCGTGCTGATGAGCGTGAGGAGTGTGCTAGGGAGGTTGAAGAATTTGCACGAAAGTGGTGGTCTATTCATTGCCATAGCAACAAACACGCGGAGACAACCCGTAAAGCACATGACGATTTTTGCGCATTGCAAGCAGCAATCAGAAGAAGAGGAAAAACAGAATGAACATCATTGAACTAGCAAAGCAAGCGGGGTTTCAAGACGCTGATTGGAATTACACCAAGGGTCTTGAGAAGTTTGCCGCCTTGGTAGCAGCAGCAGCCCGTGCTGATGAGCGCAACAGTTTTTACGGGCAAGACAAGCCAGCCGAGTGCGTTGAAGGTTGCCCACCAAATCAGATTTGTGATTATTGCCAAATAGCCGCACCCGTGAAAGCAATGATTCTTGCAACCCGTGCGGATGAGCGTGAAGAATGCGCCAAGCTGTGCGAGACAACAGCCCCAAGTCAGATAAATGGCTATGAATGCGCCGCCGCCATCCGCGCAAGGGGAACAACATGAAAAGATTTCTTAATTTGGTTTACACACTGCTTGGTGCTTACTGCATCGGCCTTGTAATTGGGTATTTGCTTAGGGGAACACCATGACAGGCTATCAAAGCAAACGCGCTGCGGCGCAGGACAAGCTAGAGCAATGGGGCTGCGAAGCATTCAATGCGTGGTGGGACAGTGACTACGATGACAGCACCAACCCGTATGAACGGGATAGTTTTGCTTATTGGGCATGGGCAGGATGGCAAGCAGCATTGGCGCAGCCAGCGCAGGAGCCAGTGTGCCCTGAATGCAAAGCAGAAGTGCTTTATGAGTGCGTGGCTTGTAGTAGCAACAACTACCCACAAAAGTCAGCGCAGGAGCCGTGGAGAGAGTCTGCCTCAGACTATGAGCGTGGAGTCATTGATGGCAGGCAAATGCAGGCGCAGTCCAGCGTGGACAAGGCAGTCAATGCCATGACACAGCGCCCGTGGGTAGGGCTGACGGATGAGGAGATGCAAGCCGTAGTTGATGCACAGTTGTTAGTATCAAACATCAATGTTTATTTCAAAGCCATCGAAGCCAAACTCAAGGAGAAGAACAATGGATGAAGATGATGACATCCAAGTCTACAAAGATGATGGCAATGCGCTGCTGATTGCATATCAGTCTGGTTACTTTGACGCCAAGAAAAAATACAAACTTGAGCGCAATTTCTGCGAACGATGCGGCAAACGATTAGGCGCTGCTGACCACATTCACACTTGCACACCACCACAGGAGACGGCGCTTGAGAAAATCTAGGCACCAGCTAATACGCAACACCCTGCTGACTCATGAAGACGGGCTTACCAAGACCGAGCTTTGCCGCATAGCTGGCCTTGACCAGAGATCCATAGCTAAGTCTCTTAACTCCATGCCCGATGTGTACATCGACCGCTGGGTGGTGCCAAAGAAGCGCTTACCCACTCCGGTGTATGTAGCCGTCAAGGTGCCTGAAGACTGCCCAAGGCCATGACCACGACCGCTGAACGCAAACACATGAGCCAAGTGGCCGAGCTGGGCTGCGTAGTTTGCCTGCGGGTGTATGGGCCTCACGAACCCGGCCCAGTCGAGCTACACCACCCTAGAAGCGGCGTAGGCATGGGTAAACGCTCCGCTGATGTGCTGCCGCTGTGCGTGTTCCACCATCGAGGCGATGAGGGCGTCCACGGGCTGGGCACCAAGGGATTCCCGCAGCACTATGGGTTTACGGAGGATGACTTGCTTAACGATGTCCAAACCTTATTAGGGAAAACACCTAGAAAATAAATTGAGAAAAGGCTTGTATCGTTTAATTTGGCGTTATACTAACATCACTGCAATCCGCAGGTAACAGTGAAAGACAGCGACATGAACAACGATCTCAAGCTCAACGACGTAGACACCCTTGGCGCACTGCTGGCCCAGATCAAAGACCTGACCGACCGTGCTGACGCCATCAAGGACGGCATCAAGGACAGCGCCAGCGCAGGCGGTGCCAAGGTTGTAGAGGGTGCCATCTTCAAGGCTACTTACAGCGAGACCAACCGCTCATCGGTTGACTACAAAGCCCTTCTGGCCGAGCTAGGTGCCACTGCCCAGCAGATTGCCAGCCACACCAAGACCACCGCCGTGTTCACGGTCAAGGTCACCAGCCGTTAATCAACAACCGGGGCTACGGCCCCAAGGAGAACATCATGAAAATCAAGACCACCATCTACATCCACTTCCAGAAATTCGAGTGGGAGAACGAGGGCACTTACCAAATTTTTTCGTTCAAAGCAAGTGACGATGACACCCGAACCTTTGTCTGTGAGCAAGAAATTGAGGTTGAAGTGCCAGACAATTACGATCCAACGGCCCAAATGATTGCCGCATTAGAGGCTAAGAAAGAAAGGGCAATGTCCGACTTTAACAAGACCGTGATGGAGATCAACGCCCGCATCAGCAAGCTGCAAGCATTGGAGTACACAGCATGAACAAAGGTGCCATCATTGCCGACATGGTGGTGGCCGTCATGGCTGCTGCCTGCCTGATCTTTGGCTGGGACGGAGACGGGCTGCTGCACAAGGCAGCGCTTACTTGGGGCGGGATGTGCTTTGGCTACATCATCACTACTTACTTGAACATGGAGGAAATATGAGCGACTATGTGAAGGGCTTTGACGATGGGCGGGACTTCACCCTTGCCGAGATTGAGGATTGGATTAAGAAGAGTCAGGAGCCGAACTACACGATGGAGGCCCTCAACAGGCTGATGTCCTACCTAAAGGCTGGCAAAAAGGAGTTTGCAAATGAACGTCATTGAATTTGGCGATTGCCGCGATACCATGCGCCGTTGGAAAGAGCAAGGTATCAAGGCGCAGACTTGCGTGACAAGCCCGCCATATTTTGGCTTGCGGGACTACGGCCACGATGGGCAGATAGGGCTTGAGGAAACGCCAGAAGACTACATCAAGGCAATGGTAGAGGTGTTCCGCTGCGTCTGGGATGTTCTGGAGGATGACGGGACGTTATGGCTGAACATTGGAGACAGCTACGCCAATAGCGGGAAAGGGCGAAATTCCGATGGAACACATCAAGAGGGAGGTAAACAGGGAACAAACGCTGGAACAGTGCTTGGAAAACTGGTAAAGACTCAGGCACCAAATTGCAAGCCAAAAGACCTAATAGGCATCCCGTGGGCATTGGCCTTTGCACTTCGCGCCGACGGCTGGTATTTACGTCAGGACATTATCTGGCACAAGCCAAACCCTATGCCTGAGTCGGTGCAAGACCGATGCACTAAGGCACATGAGTACATTTTTCTGATGAGCAAGTCGCAGAAGTATTACTACGATGCTGATGCAATCAAAGAGCCTGCAATAAATGAGGGGCGCATTGTTAAAGCGTCTGGCTCTGACGCTAAGAATGGAGCAAAAGGTGATTTTGGTGCTACTGCTGCAGGCTTTACAAAGCATGACACTTTAATCACCGACCGTAACAAACGCAGCGTTTGGACGGTGACCACCAAGCCTTACGCTGGCGCACACTTTGCCGTATTTCCGTCAGACTTGATTGAGCCTTGCATCCTTGCTGGCGCACCAGTGGGCGGCGTAGTGCTTGATCCGTTTGTGGGTAGCGGCACCACAGCTCAAGTGGCTCAGCATCTTGGACGGCAGTACATTGGCTGTGAGCTAAATGCAAGCTACAAGCCGCTGCAAGACAAACGCCTAGCTCAACAATCGCTGGTGTTTGAGTATTAGGGAAAACACCTAGTAAATATTTGTGTTGAGCCGCTTTTGTTTAATATACAATTACATCAACGGCAGCATCCCGCAGTCGTAACAGTGTTCTAAACCCGCAGGAGATCATCATGGACAAAGCGAATTGGTCGCGTACCGTATCCCCCGATTCAATGTTTTCTGGTCTTCATGCTGGGAAAGTCGCTGAGTTGGTTGACGGTATTTGCAAAAACCCTCAAAACTTTTCAAAAAGCGTTATCCCAGCAGCTTACCGCGCACTGGTGCGGCAGGGCATTTGCACAGAGGCAGAGGCGGCAGTTGGCGTTTTCGAAGTTACAAAGCTCCGTACAAAACTTATGCAAAGCAAGGCAACCGTTTAAATCATCGGGGCTACGGCCCTATCAAAATTGAAGGACAGAGACCATGACACAAGCAGAATTCGACCAGCAAGTACAAGCCAGCGCTAACCGCCTGATCAACCTTGGTGCCCAGAAGTGGGAAGAGGAAGAGATCAAGCGCATCAGCGACTACCCAGAGACGTTGACCTACACGCCTGACAGCCATAAAATCGTGCTGGAGTACCAGTCAGGCTTTTGGGTAGCGTGCTTTGATGACTGGAGCGGTGCCGATGATGACAAGTGCCCGATAGCATTTGCCAGCACGCAGGATGAGGCAGTAGAGTTTCTGCTGTTTGCAGCCAACATCAACGGTGACCTGCCGTTTGAAAGGATAGTGAAGTAATGTTCATCGCCTGAAGAACGTGTGTTCAACGGGCGTTGGAAACAACACGCATGGGGATTGATACCCTCGGACAAGGTACAGGCTGGTAGTCAACCGAGAGCGCACGGAGCCTATCGACAGATGCAGTCCCCAGCCGTGTTGGCGTACAGTAATCGGACAGGGGCG